CCTCTAGAGGGTCCACTCGAGTGAGAACTCGGACAATCCCGTCTCCCATGACCAGCAGTTGAGAAATGGCAAGATCACGACAGAAACTCCTTGTATACCCCTCTCAGGGCCTCTATCAGAGGTACCTCTCAGGCGTTTTGCAAGTTTCCGGCGCAGGCTGGCAATATGACAGCCTCGACGAAAAGTGCGACGACTCAGTTGGTAGACATCTCGATCACCCATTGACTATTGTCAAGAAGTATCGATTTATCGAACCACTGAATGGTATTCAAGGAAATCCACCAACTGGTACCGGACGTAGCTGGACTAATGTTATTCCAGCTTATCCAGCCAATGTGGCTCTGGATCACTTGCCAATTTCCGGACTACCTTCTGAAGCGGCGTCAGCCACAACGCTCCTAGCCAGGACTAATCCTGGAAGGGCTAGTGTCTCACTTCCTGTCTTCATTGGGGAACTCCGGGACCTCCCGCATATGCTAAAGGTAGTAGGTGACACCCTCCCCAAAAAGGCAGCTCATTTAAATTTGAGCTGGCAATTTGGTTGGAAGCCACTTATTTCCGATTTGCGTAAGATGCTCGACTTTCAAGCGTCCGTGGACAAACGTGCCAGGGAATTAGCTCGATTGTATAGCAAGGGAGGTCTCAAAAGAAGGATGCGTCTCGGCACTTGGGGAGCTGCTTTAACGACTACTGAATTCGTTGACTCAGCGCAGTATATCCAATTGACATATGATGTCAAAAAGTTTACTGCTGTCGAGCGGTGGGGCACCGTAAGGTGGCTACCGACAGATCGCCCAAGTGTTATAGACTCATTGACACTGAAGAGATTGGCCAGAAAAGCAGTCTTTGGACTAAGCATTCAAGGCGTAGATGCCTGGAACCTTATTCCCTGGACTTGGCTAATTGACTGGTTTTCGAATTGTGGTGAGTATTTAGAAGCTCACAACAACCGGATCCCTTGTACTCATCAAGGCGTTAATATAATGACCTCTAAGAGTACGACAGTGCATATGACTCGCCGCGACAGTGTTATATCTGTCAAAGGCGGGACATCCCTACAGCAGATCGTGACTAAGTCACGAGCTTTACCTGCTGCTGGTCTCACGGCTACCTTACCGAATCTCTCGGCAAGGCAATTATCGATCCTAGGCTCAATCGCAATCCTGCGTAAACGCCGGGTTTCGATTTCTGACTAGGAGAAGAAAAGTATGCTAGGTTCAACCCTCACGGTTACTCTTGACGGTTCCGGTGGAACTGCCAAGGTGTTACCGCTGGTAAACCAAGACAACTACTCATCGGAGTATTATCTCGATGAGACACTTGTGTGGTTTAAGGCTAAAGTTCGCCACTCCACGGATACTGTCAAAGCTGGTACTCAGAAGTTTGATCGTCACTCTGTGACTTTTCAACGCTATCTGAAGCCAACGGCGGCAATACCCCTTGGTAATCTGACGGAGATCATCTTTACGGTTCGTAATGAACCGAATGAGGTCGCGTCAGATATCATCGACTTGAGCGAGGCCATGAGCTTTTACATGGTAAAAGCTGGTGGTATCGCCGCCAAGTTGCTCGGCAAAGAGAGCTAGCCCTTCTGGGCTTGCCCCTTAAGTCGGGGTTGAGGGTGCTCATAGCCATAGACTCATTCAGCTCTCGAAGGAGAACCAAATGACGAAAAGCTATGTCACTTTTCTTCAGGGTCTGTACGGCGCTATCATATCAGATTGCGTCTTACAACTCCCATCGCTCCGTGTTGATTTGGAACGGGATTTGTCTCGTCTCCACTCAATTCTCGAAGCAAGAGGTCTACCGTTCTTCACGATAGATCTCCCTGACCTTGGAAAACACTTCGATATGTGTTTATCAAGGGGACTCCTCACTCCTTCCGGTATTGCCTGTACAAGGCCATACCGAAAAGGCTCTACAATCCCAAGACTATTCAAGGGGCTGTGGAGAAGAGTCTTCGAGGATAACGGAGTTCTTCGCATCGATCCTGATGTCACCTCCATCCGTCTTTTGAGGCAGCTCATGTATGCTGCTAAGAAAATCAGAATGGAGTGTGATGATGTCAGAGTCTTCAAAGAAGTCTCTAACTTTTTCAGAATCGAACAGGAAGCCCGCATACCTACCCTTGATTGGGAAGGTGACGAGCTCATCATCGGGGAACAGAATGTCGATCTTCTTGACGCTCTTACTCCTCGTGATCTTCCTCTGTTTCCTTTGGATAACTCTAATCCTCTGGAATCTGATGAAGCCTGTCTCCAGCGTAGCCGAGGCGCCATGGCTCACATACAATCCGTATGTGACCTTGTATCCTCGACCCTCGGAGGTTTCAACCCCTCCGACTGGAGAGCGAGGCACGGACCAGGTGCAGTCTCCGACGCCAGATTTGGAAGCTCAAAATATGAGTTCCCTCACTGGCCGGAGAAGCTATCGATGATGTTCCCTTTGGATGAGTTTGCTTTTGCAAACACATTCGTTTGGGCACAATCATCTATTGACGATGAGCTTCATGGACGGTTTTCTGTTCATGAACCTCCTTCCAAACTTATTGCTGTACCAAAGACGCAGAAGGGACCTAGGCTTATCGCCTCTGAACCTACTGCTCATCAATGGTGTCAGCAACTTGTGAGGAACTTCCTCGTCAAGTCCTTAGGAAAGACACCTATTATCCAGGCTGTTCATTTCTTTGACCAGACTGAGAATCAGGGCTTTGCTAGGACAGCTTCCTTGACTCATGCGCATGCGACGGTTGATCTGTCATCTGCGTCTGATCGCCTTACCTGTTGGGCAGTTGAAAGGCTATTTAGGAGGAATACATCCCTCTTAAAGGCTCTTCACGCTTCACGGACAAGGTGGATGGTTAATACCATCGATCGCAAATCTCCTAAGTATATCAAACTTAAGAAGTTTGCGTGTCAAGGTTCTGCTTGTACCTTTCCTGTGCAGTCTATCTTGTATGCTTGTGTTGCCATTGGGTCAACGCTCTACGAGCGGGGACTTCGTGTTAACATAAGCAATACTCGAGAAATTGCTAAGGAGGTCCGAGTCTATGGTGATGACGTTGTCATCCCCATAGATGCATGGGACTTGTATCAGGAAATGCTAGGTCACCTCGGTTTCGAGGTTAACCACAAGAAGACTTACGGGATTGGAAGTTTCCGTGAGTCATGTGGTCTCGATGCGTATAGTGGCACTAACGTGACACCGACGTTTTCGATGACCTATCCTGAGAAGACCCGACCTGAGTCGATAATCAGTTGCGTTGAGACTTCGAACAACTTCGAAGAGAAGGGGTTCGTACTCACTGCAAGCTGGATCGAATCGATAGTAAGTAGGGCGTCGAATTATTCGATTCCTTACCTAGCCATCGGCTCAGGGAAGTTCGGCTGGAAACGATTCTTTGCACCCGTGAACGATCACCTCAAGAGGCGATGGAACAAGGAATTGCAGAGAGTCGAAGTGCTAATACACTCCCCTAAAGGGAAAGTGTCACGGCACCCAGACCGAGCCGGCTCCAGGTTACTTCAGTTCTTCACTGAAGAGCCACTTCCCACTACTAAATGGGAATCTGGCATTACCGGGAGATCCACGTTAAACATCAAGCGTGGATGGGAGAGC